CTTAAATCTGTGCCGGAAGCTCCTGCGGTTGAATAGGAAACCTCAGATGAAGCGCCGGTTGTTTTACTGGTAAACACAAAAGCGGAACCGTTAAATTCACAGTCCATATCAGCAGTGACAGCCGTATCCAGAATAGCGGCGGCACCCGCCAGCGTGGTAATGCCGGTAAAATCAATGGCGGTATAAGATTTAAGAACTCCATCAACAGTGAATTTGATAGCACCATCAGAAATAGCGGCCAGCGTAGCAATAAGAGCGGTTTGCTCTGCGCTAGTGAATGAGCCGCCACGGTTAAATCCTGCGGTAGCGGTTGAAATCCATCGTCCAATCATTAGGGTATTTGGCTTTGGAGACTGTCAAAAATACAGAGAAGCGGCCAAATACTTGGGGTCTGTCAGCTCGAAGCCCGCATCAAGTAAGGACTCAATAGTGGTAAAAGTCTGCATTCTCTCGCGACCATTGATAACGTCAGAATCGCCAGAAATTGCCAGAATGCCAAAACCGCGGCGCTGTGCCGCCAATGGCGACAGGGTAACGGAAGTGCGAATAAGTCTGTTTACGGATAAGCCTGTGGACATGGTTTTTTCCTCTCTATCTCACGAAATATGGGTTTAGTTTCCAAAAAAAGCAACTACTTTTTACAGCTCAAACACTACAAAATTCATATCAGAAACGGTGATATTCGCCACAGCAGAAGTGTTAGATACCCACAGCTCCACATAATCACCATCCACCATCACAACCGGACACATCAGCGCGATATTCTCAGCGCGACCCGAAGAGTTTGCGGTTGATTTTGTGTGGCTTGCCTGAATAACGCCCTCGTCCCGTGAGCTGTAAATTCCAAACTCGCAAATGTTATTATTTCCGGCCGTGAATGATACGGTTACCATCACCATATAGTGCCGCTCTACTGGATCTCCACATATAACGCGATTGTTTTCTGCGGTAAAGCCGTGTACGTGATCAGATTCGGTAGTGGTTCCAGCGGCTTTATAAAACGTGTTTTGAGCAGAGATAACCGTAGCCGTGGCATTCTCTGACATATAAATCTGGCAATCACTCTTCTCGCGTGCCAGCTCTTCAGCAATATCCACAAGGCAAGTACCTACCCGCGTATGTGTGTTAGCCCTCGGTTGCGTTTCGTCCCGGATTGTTTCAGCCTGCTCTAAAATTGTCATGCAAAAGTCCCGTCAAAAGTATCATCAAAAACGCGCCCAACCAGGTCTGTATTCCAGTCGATTGGGTCAATCGTCCCAGTATCAATAGACCCGTAAGCCTCCAAAAAGCTCAAAATATCATAGCGTCGGCTTATCTCACGATTAAACGTCAGCGTGATATCGCATCGATTCCACCAGCGGTCATTGATCAATTCTGGCGTGTGTATCAATTGCTGTGGGCCGGTGTAGGCAATACCGACAGCTGCCATAGCCTCTCGATTCTGCGCCACTGTAAGCCCATCTCGCAGGCGCTTTGCGTAGCCCTGCGCTTGTGGCCCATAAAAAATACACGCCATATCAAATGATTCGTGCGTGATTAAATCTGCATTCTCAACAGGCGGCTCACCGGCTGTATAATTCTGGCGCATATATGGGTAATCATCTACATCAGTGGTAGTAATGCCAAAAGCGCACCAATTGACAGTAATCGCAGGCTGCACAGGTGCCTCCACCTGCCATTCCCGTCGCACTAAATTACCAGCAAGCCCAGTAATTCCGACAATCACAGTCTGCATAAACAGCGCCAGCACATCATCATCCACAGGCGCGGTAGTCGGTGCTAAATATCCACCCGTTGCGCTGCTAGTCATCGCTCACAGGCTCCAATCCAGCCACTCCAGCCCAGTAACCACGACCCCAGTTACCAAACGGCTCGACATGCTCAACAATATAACGCTTGCCACCCCACACCAGCACGTCTGCATAATTTCCAGCTGTAGCCGCGCCGTTAATAATCTGGTTTTTATACCAGATAGATATAAATTCCTTGTTGCGGACAGACTCCGGTAGCCTTTCCAGCATATCACCAGCACCAGGCTGCACTACCATCCGCACCGTAACGCTAGCAGAATCAGTGATTGTATTCTCCCCGTCGCTACCAACAGCCGCCGTCCTTCTAATCAGCGTGATGGCGCTGAGAAAGTCAGGGTCAGTCATCAGCTCTGTAACGTCAATGTTAGCCACGTTTTCGCACCACGTAGGATATTGACCGGCGGAGCTGGCCTGTTCTGATTAGCGGCTTTGTACCCTTAGCGCCAGCCCTCTGCCTTGCTGCAATCGTAGATGACTTTAATGGCTCAAAGTTGCCATCCGTTATCTCTGCCCTTACAGCATTCTGACCAATCAGACCAGCGCGATTGTATGATTTTGTAATCTGCGTCGCGTCAAATTTATCAAGCGCCGCCACTGCACCAGCTTTCAACTCTGCGGAAATATCTTTTTCAGCCTTTTTTATGCCCTGCTTCAAAAATGGCCGCGCAGGAATACCACGCGCAGGCGAGCCGTTATCATGAATATAACCAAGCGCAGCATTGCCTACTTCATCTCGCCTTGCATTTTTATTCTCAGGAATTCCAACCAATACGCCATCAACCTGAAGCGCGTCAATCACATCGATAAACTTTTTTAGATTGTCTTTAAGGACAGTCAGACCCGTCTTAGCCATTTTAAGGCTCCGGTGGTACGTCTTTAACCCACTGACTCTTTTCCTGCAAAACAGATCCGCTCCATGTGTACGTGCGCGTATACGTGGCACCACTCGGGGTAGTAAGCGTTTCTGTCTGAATATAACCGCCACTATACGTAGCTTCCCATGGATACGAATCAACAAGTAACCGCGTTCCGTCACTCGCTACTTCTTCAATTGCGGCCATAAATATCTCCTACCAAATTTGAACTGCGCCAGTGCCAATCATTCGTGCTAATTGCAAATACTGGCGACCGTATATTGTTTGATTCCAGTGGCCAGCATTTGGAAGCATGGCCGCAGCGGTGTCATAGCTAACAGATGCAGCGCCAACAGATTTAGACTGGGTTGGGCCAGATGCCTGTCCAGGAATACCGCCAGCGTCTGACGCGGCGACATTCCCAGCGGCTAACACGATATTATGCGCCGTGAATAGCTGGATGCCCTGAATGTAAATGGTATCCCATCGGGTAACATCCAGCAGCTTCTCGCCCAAGTCACTCCAAAAAGTGATCATGGAAGACGGATAAACAGTGGTATCGCTGAATTCAGGAAAATCAATTCTGAATTGCGTGATATCCACCGTTAAATCTCTTCTTCAGGCTTTGCATTCTCAGGCTCTGGCTCTATTACCAGCTCAGGCTCAACAGCAGCAGGCTTCTGCTTTTTCTGCTTTGGCGCTTTCGGCATATTGTCAGGTACAGCAACAGGCTCTGGCTCAACAGCAACAGGTTTTGCATCTTCCAGCAACTCAACCTGCCCAGTATTTACCATCGCATCAAAAAACCATCCGGTACAATCAGCGTCAGGAATATCCCGAACGCCAATCGAATACCGAATGTTTTTGCCCGTTTCTGCGCTTTTCAGCTCAATACAGCGTTTGATTTTTAATCGCATAATTAAATACCGTCACGATACAAAACAGTCTCAGGGTATACAAACTCAACTTCGCCATAAGCCCACAAGTAAGGAGCGTGGAAGTTAATGCCCTGATAGTAAGCAGTCTCACGGCGCACAGGAACCATGGGAAAGCGGACACGATCTTCCTGATTGGTGTAAGCTATCATCCGATCTGCGCCTTCTGCACCACGGCCAGTCAGCCACTTCAGAGGCTGAACATTCAGCGGAGCGCCGTTTACAGAAGTAGAGATACAGTTATCAACCACATATTTAAGGATTGACACGTTGCCAGCATCGGAAACTTTGCGAGTGGTGATCAAGCCAAACTGAGCGGGCGGCAAGCGCAAGTCAGAGGGGCATACGGCAAAACCACTAGCAGACCATGCAGAGGTAAGAATCTCGTTTACATCGCCGAGGATCTCATCCGGGGTTGCGGTATCCCAGTCTCCAGTATCAGCACTTGCGGCGCTAACCTGTGAGCTATTTACCAGACCTTCAGCGCCAACTTCAGTTGCGCCAATGTACACCATTTGATCAGTGCCCATCTGATACAGGTTGTTAAACGCCATCATTTTTTGCAGGTCGATAGGCTGGCCGGTCAGCTGCGAACGGTCAAGCTCAATGCTGGAGTACACAACCTCGCGAGCCAGCGGGCGCAGCGGTGTCACAATGCGATCGCCGTTTACGTCTACGCCAACCAGCGCGTTAGAGTTGCCAGATACCCACGGCAAGCCTGTGCTGTTTTGGCTACCTTGACCGCCAAATTCTTGGCGAGTGAAGGAAGTGGATTCGTTTGCCAGCGTGATACCGGAACGCAATTTAATATCGCGCCCCCACGTTACACTGAACAGAGGCTCATGCAATTTCTGGTCGAAATTGTCAAGCTGATTAATGTAGTACGCTAATGTTGAATCTTGGGTTCTCATTTATGTTTCTCCTATTGATTAGCGGATATAAATTTCAGCAAGGTCGTCAGCATCTACGCCATCAACCGCCCAAGTAACGCCGTCAAGCGCTACGTTGTTATTTACCACTGTCAGGTCGATATAATCGCCTGCTTCTGCCGGTGTAGCGCCAACAGTGATCGTGAAGGTAACGCCGTTTGCGGTGTAAGCAGCACCCGTTGCGCCAACTTTCAAAATATCCCCAGATGGAGAAATCAGGTTAAAAGCTGTAGCGGCGGTAAATAGTGCGCGATATACGCCAGGTACTACATCATCTGCCACTGACAGCGTGCCAGCAGTTGCATTACCAGTCCCAACCATCGCGCCAGCAGTGATAGCGTTATCAGCGGTAGCTTCAAAGTCACCCACTACCTGCAATGACTCAGTAACCACCCGCATATACACTTGACCGCCGCGAGCGGGGGTGCCAGTGGTGCAAATCACCTGGCCATAACCCTTGCGCAGGATAGAGCAAATGCTATCAGTGCTTGCCGCATCGCTATCGCTAGCAGATGATAAAGTAGGAACTGAACGAGCCAGCACGCCATAAAAATCTGCGGCAGTATCATTCGCATCGATATTCATCGCAACGCCAGCCACCATCTTAACGGGCTTGCCAAAATCAATGGCCTCCCCGATGGTGGTAGGCTCTACAGTGGATACCAGCGGGCGAGATACAGCGCCGGGAAATCCGCTAGGTGCATTGTATAAATAAGCAGTCATCTTTGTTTCTCCTGTGGTGGATTAGTTTTTAGCGTAACGCTTTGCGTTAGCTTCGTTAATGGATTCCGGCGTTACTTTCTGGGCTTGCAAGGCAGGGAAAGAATCAATACTGCGAACCATGGCAGCATTGCGCTTCTGTTTTACAAGTTCAGCGCCAGCGATAAAAATAGCGTCAAGTGATACATCAGGAATTTCCTTGCCGCCAGTGAGCTTGTTGATGATCTCGGCAGTATCGGTATTCTTCATGGCAATTTTCAAAGCCTCGCGCTTAATATCGCCAGTCTTTGCAATTCCAGGAGCCAGAATTTCAGCGCGGCTGATGACTTCAGAATCTTTCAGCGCGGCATCCATTTGCTTGGCTTTTTCTTCAGCCTCAGCGGCGACGGCAGCCTCATCTTCGGATTTTTTCTTGGCAGCGGCTTCTTCCTCTGCTTTTTTCTTTTCCTCTTCTGTCATGTCCTCGTCTTCTTGCTTCATGCCTTCTAACTTATCAAGGCGCTCCATGATGGCAGCGAGTACAGCTTTTACATCGGTTTCTTCTGGCAGCTCATCTTCCTTTGGCTTTGGATCTTCCTTTGGCATTTCCTCATCCCACAGCTTCCCTAATTTCTTAAAAAAAGTTTCTTTCTTCGACATTACTTTTTCCTCTTTTGGTTTAACACTATCCCGAACAGCGCACTCTGCACCTGCCCGGCCATTCTCTACCAGCGCCGTATGATTGCCGATAATACCAACACGCCTACCAGCACCCACTCCAACACCTACCGCAGATGAATCATAACCGCATGACACCATCCGCAATTTTCCGCTTTTTACAGCGTGGATTGCCTCTCTGTCCGTTAAGAGAAAATCTGCAATCAGCTTATCCTGATCTGCATTCTCTCCTCGCCTGACATTTTGCTGAACTCCAACCGCAAACTGTTTCCAGTGATCCGGCCCCAAAAATTCATCAGGGTGGCCAATCGTTACAGGCTTGCCCTCATAGCTTGCGATAGTATCAGGGTCAAAAAGTGAGGCCTCGTCGTTTATCAAAGTAATTTTGCCATTAACCGGCTCAATCCTCTGTTCGCCCGAACTCCACTCTATCTCTGACTCCAGGTATTCCATTTCGCCCAAACGGGCAATTGGCACACCTACGCAAACCAGATACCCTTCTGGCGTTTCGCTAATGCTCTCGCTAATTTGCGCCGTAGAAAAATATCTCATAACGCTGATACTTGGAACAGTTTTGGAAATTGTCAAGCGTATTTTTAATTTATTTATAAAAAAGTTACCCCCAAATAGCCAGGGTAACTCATGGCGAGTTTATCTCTCAGGAATAACCACTTCCGCATAGCACCGGCAATTCGGAAACTCCCCCGCGTGACCTGTCATATCGTCAAGCGTCGGCGGTGAATCCCACCGGACAAATTTACCCTCCATTTTTTTGTGCGACGGCCTAACGTCAGAATCCTTCCCCGTCCGCCAAATGTAACCCTCGCTTTCTACTGACTCTGCCCTCGCCTGCGTGAGCGCCGATGCTGCCTTGCTGGTTTCTGTTCGGGCGATTAAATTTGCCCTGGAAATTGTGACGTGTTCAGTCCGCGCAATTTCAGCCGCAACCTCCGATGCGCGACTTCCATCCGTCACAGCCTCCATCGCCAGCTTCTGCGCCCTTTGCCCGGCTTCGATTGGTATTGACTTGATAAGCTCTACCTGTTCAGCTTGCAATAATCGCGCCACAGCGCCTATCTTTGACTTGTACGCATCCTCGCGCATCTGCTGGCTGATCTTTTTTGAGTATCCAGCAAACCTGCGCTTGCTGTTACTGTTCAGTATCTCTAACAGCCTGGCAGATTGCTTCTCAGCCCATGGACCAATCAACTCAGAGTAACGCTTCAGCTCTGCCTCCATAACTCCCGGCGCTATCACCCTATCCTTGTCAGTATACAGCGACACAATATGTGCCGACTGACGCGCAATCTTCCGCAGTGCTACAGCAAACTGCGACTCTGCGGACTTTGGCGCTTTTGACGTTAAATCACTTTGCGGCATTGAAATCAGGCGGCATTTCTATCTCAGGCATAGGAGGAGCCGCTTCCGTTTCCGCGATAATTTCCTGCGTGATATTGCTGAACATCCCCGTATTCTGCGTGATCTGCGCCAGCTCTTTCTGTGCCGTGGCCGCGTCAATCAACCCCTCAGCGTAAACAGCCAAAATTGCCTCTACCGCCACTTTCGCCAGATCCGTTTTCTCCTTGGCGCTCATCTGCCACAATGAATCAAAAAACCACGTAATATCAACAGGTCGCGGCAGGCCAGTTTCTGATCTGTAAACTAGCGTGATTATTTTATCTACGCCTGACGTTAATTTACTCACCTGTTGCGCGTTTATCGAATCGTAATACATCCTAAGGTCAGACTCGCCAGTGGAATTCAATCCAGCAGGAGACTGGCCAAACAGCCGAACCAGCGGCATACCACAAGCGCCGGATACCTGCTGCCCGAACTGCAAAATAATATCCGACATTCCCGCGAACGTGTACGAACTCATTTCCATCTCGTCCTCCTTGTCGATGATCGTCAGCCCCTCACTCGTCTGCATCTCGCGAACAAGCCTGAACATCGTCACCATGTTATTCTCAGCTGGTCCGCCCTGCGCCAATACCTCCCGCAGCTTGTCCACGCGCACGGTACGCAAGTGCGCCCGCTGTATCAGGTTCGCAGCGCCCATGGTCGCCGTGTCAAACGATATCAGTCTGTCATACAGCCGCTCCAGCACAGACTCGCCCCACATATTCTCCGTGATAGCCTGAAAGAACGGAAGCTCAATACCAATCATGCGAATGATGCGGCTATGGTGGATTATCTGTCCGGTAGCCTTAGATGCGCCGCTAATGGCATCGGTCGGGGTAATCACTCGGTAAAATTCAGGCAGGCCGTAATCCTCGCCAGATTGAACAATGCGCGTTAAGTCAGGCTGCAGCTGCCAGCGGTCATAGACAATCAAACCCCTAAACTGACCTTTTGCGACAGTATCAACATTCAGAGGCGTGGATGAATCCTGTCCGTCGATATTCATAAACGCAACCGCGCCGCCATACAGCCTCGCCCACTTGACCAGCGTTGCCAGAGAATTCCACACGCCAAGCCGCTTCATTTCGTTCTGGATATCCTCGGCTATTTCCGGG